CCACGGCCTCGGTGGCCTGCTTCTGCTGCGCCTGCGCCAGTTCGTCGAATCCCTTGATCTGGGCTTCGATGGAGGCCTTTACGTTTTCCTTGATTGCGTCCGCCTCGACCGTGGCGGCTTCCTTGCCGCCGGTGGTGTTGGCGCCGCCCGACAGCTTCGTGGCGTCGGCGACGTATTGCTGGAGCGCCGCCAGTTCGTCGGCCCAATTGCCCTTCTTGGCCTCGATGGTCTTCTTGTCGTCGCTGAGTTGGCGCTCGCCGGCGCTCCTGTGGGTCGCGAGCGTCAGCTCGTCCACCTTGGCCACGACCTGCTGATAGTCCTTCGAGGACTTGTCGGCGGTCGCGAGCTTGCCCTGCCAGAATTGCAGTTCGAACGCCTGCATATCGGCCAGCCAGGCGCCGGTGTGTTCGCGCGAAGCCGCCTCGGCGTTGCGAAGATCGGCCTCCCAGGCTTCCATCTGGGACTTGTCGCCCTTGGGCTGCCTGGCGCCGGTTGCGCTCGCACCCGGAGGCGCGCCGCTGTCGCTGGCCGGCTTGATCGGCTGGGGCGCCGGCTTGCCCGCGCCGAGATCGTTGACGAACTTGATGTAGGCGGCGAAGTCGCCTTGCATCTTGCTCCAGTCGGGCGCGGCGTCCTTGCCGATCAGCGCCATGTCGGAGCGGATCCTGGCGCTGGTTGCGGCGACGCCGGTGGCCATCTTGTCTTCCGCCGACTGCATGTCGCGAGCGGCGTTCAGGATGTTGCTGGTCAGGGCGTCGTAGATCAGGCGCCCGAGCGCGACGAAGCTGTCGCCCAGTTCCTCTGCGAGTCCTTTTGCGTCGTCGACCACGAGCCGCCACGCATCGCCGAACCCACCCACGACCAGCTTGATCGCCTGAAAACCTTCGTCGAACGCGATCCCCAGATCCGCGACGAGGGCGACCAGGTCTTTGAAGGCGACGTCGAGCGCATCCAGGATCGTCTTGACGTCGCCGCCGCGCCTGTAGGCATCGATCCATGACGCGATCAGCGAGTTGACGCCCTGGACGGTCACCGTCAGCGCGGGTGCGAATTCCTGCGCCAGGGCCTCGCCCAGACCGTTCAAGGCGACGTTGTTTTCGTCGAACGCCTCGCCGAGCGCGGCGGATTTCTGAGCCGCATCCTCGTTCGCGACGCCGTACAGCCGGGTGACCTCGTTCAGCTTGGCCATGCCGGAGGACCCGAGGTCCAGGAACGGGATCAGCTGGGCGCCGGCCTCGCCGAAGAGCGCCATGGCTTCGGCGGCCTTGGCCGGCCCGTCGGCCTGCGCCTTGAAGCCGTCCATCACCGCACCCAGCAGCTGCATCTGGGTGTAGTTCTTGGCGACGTCGACGTGCAGTTGCTTGAAGACAGCCGACTGCTGCTGGCCGCCCTCTCGGGCCGTCGCGAAGGCGCGATCGAGCTGGCCGACCCCTTGAACGCCGCGATCGGCGTCGACGCCCATGAGCGTGAACGCCGCGCCGAGTTGCTGCACGGCGACGACGGAGGTCCCGAAGGCCTGGGCGGTTTGCCGGATCTTCTCGCCGCCCTCCCCCATCTGTTTGGCCGACTTGACGAGTTGCTCGAGCGCGCTCGCGGCGCCTTTGGCGCCCGAGGCCGTCGCCGAAAACCCGGTGACAGCCGTCCCACCCAGCGTCTTGAAGCCGGAGGCCAGGTCTGACACCGCGCCATGCAGGCTGGCGAGCTGGGTCTTGACCGCCGTCGCGCCGGCCGCAACGCCGCTCGTCTCGGCGCCGAAGCGAATCTGGACCGTGTCGTCAGCCATCCGGACCCTCCTCGACCAAGCGTTGCATTTGGGGTAGCCTTCACGGACGCAACTGGAGGGCGCCGAGTGGAGACGAACGCTGTGACCAACGCGGCGGCCGCCGGCATTTCGCCCTCGATTGTCGGGACGATGCTGGTCGGGCAGCTGATGCTGCTCGCGATGTACCTGCTACCGACGATCGTCGCGGGGTTCAGGAAACATCGTCAGCTTCCGGCCATCGCCTTACTCAATATCGTGCTCGGCTGGACGATCCTGGGCTGGATCGGCGCGTTCATCTGGGCGCTCACATCGCCGGCGACGCCGCAGGTCGTGATCGTGCAGCAGCAGCCGCCTACGCCTCCGGCTTGACCCGCTCGCCGCCGGGGAACTGGCTGAGGTAGTTGGCGAAGTCCTCGGCGCCGTAGACGTCGGCTGACGGCTTCAGTTTCGGTTTCCAGCCACAGTAGGCCGCCATCACCATGTTGAGCGGCGGCGCGACCTCACTCCAGAACCGGCACTGGGCGTTGAAGCGGTGGATGTTCCAGCTTGCCTCCACGCCGTCCCAGTCCGTGGATCCGAGACCGCCGAGAATGGTGCAGATCAGGGCGTCGAAATCGCCGTCGAAGGGCTCGCCGCTTCCTCCGCCGGCGCCGTAGGGCCCGCGTCCTCGGGCGCCTTCGCCAGGCCCACCTCGACCATGAGCGCGTTCACGAACGGCGCGAGGCCCGGCATTTCGGCCGGCGTCAGGGCATCCTCGAGCTCGTCCACCGTGACGGGCGCGGCCGAGCCGACACTGACGATCCCCAGGATGGCGTCGATACTGTCCATCGGGTCGGTGCTGGCCTGGACCGCGGCGATGAACCGCCAGGCCTGTTTCAGCTTCTTGAAGTTGGGCAGCGACACGCTGAACGTGTCGCCGCCGATGGTGACACCCGCCATATTGGCTCCTTGTGCCGTAGCGCAGCGCGCTACATTTGCCTTGATTTTGTAGCGCGACACGCTACGTTCTCTATGTGACGATTCAGTCGTGGGACAACGAAGAGGCGAGAGCGATCTTCGAGGGTCGCGCGCTACGTCGCGTTCCGGGCGATCTCGCGAAGGTTGCCCGCCGCCGCTTAGGCGCGCTCGACGCCGCAGCGAGTTTGGGTGACTTAGGCGCGCTTCCAAGCAACCGTCTTCACAAGCTCGGGGAGCTCTGGTCGATCAGCGTGAACATGCAATACCGGATCACATTCACCTGGGGCGAGCGCGGCCCGGAGAACGTCTGGTTCGGCGACTATCACTAGGAGAGAGGGCATGCCCGCTTACGACTACACCGGCTTCAAAACCCCCGCGCCGCATCCCGGCGAGCACCTCCGCGAGGACTTCTTGCCGGAATACCGGCTTTCGGCAGGGGCCCTCGCCCGCGCGATGGGGCTGAAGGATCGCACTCGCATTGAACGTATTGTCCGCGAGCAGCAGCCAATCACCGCGGATACCGCCCTCCGCCTGGCAAAGGTGTTCGGCACCTCGGCGGAGTTCTGGATCAACCTGCAAACGCACCACGACCTGTCGAAGGCCGCCATCGCGTCGCGCGACGACCTGGCGACCATCCAGCCCGTCGCCATTCCAACCTCGCCTCAACCCGTCATCGAGTAGTTGAAGACGCTGCCCGAGCCGTTGTCCTGGGCGCTCATGTCGAGCTGCGGCAGGGTGAAATCGTCGAGCTTCAGCGGCATCGAGAGCTTGGCGCACTGGACCGCCGGGAAGTTCAGGAACAGGGAGCGGACGACGCCGTCGCCGCCCTTGAATTTATTCACCAGCTGCACCGAGAAGATGACGCTGGCGCCCATGAGCTGGTTGGTGAAGCTCAGGTTCGCGCCCGTGCTGGCCGAGGCGTAGCTGTAGGACACCCGCAAGAGTTGGCCGTTCTGCGCGGTGTTGGTGGTGTAGACCCCGGTCGAGGTGTTGACCGCGTACTGGCCGACGGCGGGCGCGGAAGCGACGCGGGTCAGCCAGAGGCCGGTGACCGTGTTGTAGACGCCGAAGTCCTGGCTGAAGGTCGCGGCGTTCGCCACGGTGAACGTGCCGGACGACGGTGTCGCCGACTCGTCGACGCTGTTCAGCGTCTCGCCGGTGCTGGTGCTGAGGCCGAAGAAGATGTTGTTGAACAGGTTCGGGTCGACCACGCCGACGGTGGCCTTGAGGTCGATCTTCGCCTTACCGCGGGCGTTCTCCAGCGCGTACTGGTTCGACCCATAGAGCTGCTTCTGGTCGTAGCTGAAGTCGACGCTCACATCCTGCAGGCGGCCGAAGCGCGTCGGGGTAGGCGTGACTCCCAGGGGCGTGGCGAAGAGAAAGCCGACGCCAAAGACGGACTGAGCCATGTCAGAGCTCCTTCATGATGGCCGCCACGATCTCGGGAAGCCGGGTGTTGAGGTGATCCCAGGTCGCGGTGGACTGGGCGATGGGGCCGTTCGAGAGGCCGTTGCGGATCAGGGCGGCGATCACGTCGCTGGCGCCCGCGGAAGCCGTACTGGCCTGGGTCTGCTCGGCCTGGACCGCCTGTTCGGCGGCGGCGTCGAGTTGCCGTGTCAGCGCTTCGGGCGCGGGGATTTGGGCCGCGATCGGGGCCGCGGCGGGTTCATCGGCCATCGCGGGCCTCCTAGGCTGGAACGAGGATCTTGATCGGGACGACGATCAGCGTCTGGCCGTCGAGGTCGCCCTGGAACTTCTGGATGCGGCCCTCGATCCAGCACTTGTGGACGAGGCCGCCGAGAGTCTGGGCGAAGTCCGGATAGGTCGGATCGATGAAGAGGCCGCGGACGGCGGTCAGGATGGCGTTGGTGGTCTGGGCCGGGATGACGTCATCGTCCCGGCCCGCCTGGTGATAGATCAGCCAGCTGGCGCCCAGCGTCGTCACCGCGACCTGGCCGGTGACCTGGGTCATGGTCTCGTCGGTCTCGGCCTGGCAGAGCGCTGGCTGGGCGGGCACGTCCTCGAAGGTCTTCACCCGCCGCGATGAGAAGGCCAGGGCGCCGTCCGGGGCCCAGGCGAGGCTGGCGGTAAGGGCGAAGAGCGCCTGGTAGATCGTCTCGGAGTCCATGGTTCACGACCCCGACTGTTGCCGCATCGCGTCCAGCACCGCCGCCTTCATCTCGCTCTCGATCCGGTCCGCCATCTCGGCCAGCGAGGAGCGCAGATAGGAGCGCTCGGGGATGTGGGAGCCGGGATGGTGGACGATGCGGGCGAAGACCTCTTCGCCGCCGACCAGGAAGGCGAGCGCCTTGGCGCGCCCCGGCAGGATGTCGTGCGGAGCAGTGACGCCGCCGTACTCCTGGATCGCGGCGTACTTCAGGTCGCGGCCGGCAAAGAGGGTGGTGACAACCTGGTCGGCGTCGATGGCTGGACCCTCGACGCCGACCGAGGCCGCGAGGGCGCCGGTGCGGGACTGCAGCACGCCGCCGTTCAGCTTGGCCCGCACCAGTTCGAGGAGCTGGCCCGCGAGCGCTGCGGACTTGGCGGCGATGGCGGCCTGGACGGACGCCGGCAGGCCTTCCAGCCTGACGCCCAGCTCGTCAGCGCCAGTGAGCGAGACGGCGAGCATCAGAAGGGCGCCAGCACCTGGTAGGACGAGAGCAAGGCCCGCGCGGTGTCGTTCATGTCCTTCAGGCTGAAGGCGACGACTTCCTGGCCACCCAGCGTCTTGGAGGCGACGCCGATGCGGTCGCGCCGACGGTAGGCTTCGCCGACCAGTTCCACCGCGGCCTGTGCGACATCGGCCGGCGGGTAAGCGTAACCGGCCGAATAGGTCACCACCACCGGGCGCCGAAGCGGGAAGCGGTGGCCGATCAGGTGCAGGGCGCGATCGTCGAACAGGATGCCGCTGGTGAGCGTCACCGGATCGGCGGCGGCGGTGAGGGTCTGGCCGGCGAAGGCGACGCTGGCTACCGCGGTGATGGGGAAATTGCGCAGCAGCATCAGTGACTGGCCGTTGCCGCGATAGGTTTCGGCGTAGTCGCCGGCGAGGATTTGCCGGCCGAGGTAGCCGACGATGAAGGTCGAGACGGCGGTGATGAGGCCGCAGAGCAGGCTGTCGGTCGCCGTGGTGGTGACGCCGAGCCAGGATTTGACGGTGTCGAGGTCGGTGAGATCGCCGGCGGCCATGGGGGACTCCTTCCGCATTTTCGAGATGCGGGTGGCGGAGAGAGCCCCCCACCCCTGGCCCTCCCCTTAAGTGGGAGGGGTGCGCTAGCCGTTGGCGATGTTGGTGATCACGCCCATGGCGAAGGGGGCGTAGACGGCGAGGACTTCCTCGACATAGACGCCCTTCTGGCGCTGGCGGGTCACCGGGGGCCAGTCGATGGCGTAGTAATCCTGGCGGCACTTCACCTCGGCGACGTTGGGCACCTCGCTGGACTGGTACTGAGCCGGCAGGGTCTCGGCGTAGGCGAGGATGGTGCCGGGCGGCACGAAGGGGTGGATCTTCACCGGGATCCGCATGCCGCCATCGAGCAGGAACGGGTTGTAGTAGGTGGAGATCATGCCGCCGGCGTCGAGCTGGTAGCCGCCGCCGTCCGGGTCCTGACGATACTGCAGCAGCGGGCCGGTGCCGGACGACAGCACCTTGTCGGTGATGTTCTTCAGCTCCTGGCTGTTGACGAAGATCACCGTGGGCGAAACCTGATAGCCGTCCCACATCGACTGCATCATGTGGTCGATCTCGTCGACCGAGCCGCGGCCCGAGGGGGTGAGCGTCGTGCCCGCGCCGGCGGCGCCGGTGGCCAGTGACTGGACGTAGGCGTTGTTGGCCGAGTTCAGCGCCGTGGTGAGCAGGCCATCAAAGCCGAGGTTGTTGGTCGAGCAGTCGCCGGTGACCGCGCTGGCGGCTTGCTGGCCGGTGAGCAGCGGAGC